ATAATTAAAATTAGAATAAATAAAATTAGAATAATTAAAATTAGAATAATTAAAATTAGAATAATTAAAATTAGAATAATTAAAATTAGAATAATTAAAATTAGAATAATTAAAATTAGAATAATTAAAATTAAAATTAGAATAATTAAAATTAAAATTAATATTCCAACATTATACCACTACTTGTTTTAATCCAACCCTTAACAATTATTTCATTTCTATCAATTTTATCATGGCATTTGCTGCATAAAATAACTAAATTATATTTGGCATTTTTTTTAATATGTGGTTTTTTAATCACTTTAACATCGTCACAATCCTTTTGAAAGTTAATATGATGACTTTCTAAATGATTTTTAGATTTACAAATATGGCATTCAAACATGAATACATCTTTATTATAATTACTATGTTTAATATGATAATTATCATATTCATATTCTAATTCTTTTGTTCTAATATTAAATTCATCATTCCTCATCATATATTTAGCAACCATTACACCATAATATTTATCACCTTGACCTTCTTTTAATTCTCTTGAATAAATTAGCATATCTTTAACCTCATCATAACTAACACTTATATGCATTGTTTTAATCCCTTTAATTAATTTAACAGAAGGTAAATCTGCAATTGAATGAAGATGAGTTGCTGTAATAAAGCTACTATTGCTTTTAGATAATGTCTCTAGCATATAAGCAACAATAATATTAGCCGATTTTTCTTCAGTTCCACGACAAATTTCATCAGCAATAACTAATGTTGAATTATTATGTCTTTTAAGAATAGCCATTAATTCGATCATTTCTACCATAAATGAACTCATACCACGAAACAAGTTATCACTACCAACAATTCTTGTAAATAAATTTTTATAAGGAGAATATATGAATTCTTTAGCTGGAACATAATAACCAATCTGAGCCATAATTATACTTAATCCAATACTTTTCATTAATGTTGATTTACCTGATGAATTAATACCATATAATAATATACCATTATTACTAGTATTATTATTACCTAAGCTTATAGTATGTGGATGATACTCATTATCAGTATTAATAACTTCAACAATTGGATGTCTTAATTCTACAGCATTAATAAAACTAATATCATTATATTCAATTGTTGGTTTACAATAACCTAAATTATAAGCACATTTAGCCCCACTATTTAAAAAATCTAACATTTTAATAATATTAGAGGTATCAATTAATATTGTTTTATAATTATCAATAATAATATTAATCTCATTATAAAAAGCTTCTTTTATTTGAATAGCCATAGATGCTTTTAATGACGATACCTCATTTGAATATTTAAGAATATCTTTACATGTAATTTTAGTATTATTACCTGTTGGTAAATCTTTGAATTCTAAATCTTTTACATTAATCTTAATTGATCCAATATTAAAATATTCCATCTTAGCTAATTTTTCTTGTAAAATCTTACAACGTCTTTTAGTTAATAACATATAATGACCATCTCTATCATTGTTTTTTAAAGTAATAGAACAAGTATCCTTCTTAATAACTTTACTATTTTGTTCTTCAATAAACTTTTCTAATGTAGAAACAAGACTATCCATAAAATTTGTGCATACATTAATATCAGACACTAGTCCAACTAAATTATCATATTTATTATTAATTATATAATTCACTGTTTCTTCTTTATAATTAATAAATGAAACAAGTTCGATATAGTCAATATCAAATGTATCATTAAAATGTTCATTAATTTCTTTTAATTTTTCAATTAATTCTTTATTAATTCCCAATAATTTATTTTTTTTAACTATATTAAAAACATTAATAATTTGTTTAATACTATTAATAAGATGAACAATCTCTGATGGATAAACTTTATTTAATTCCATCTTGCGAATAATTTTAGGTAAATCATAAATATTATGCATTTCCTTACTAATCTTTTCAAACAATTTATCTTCTAATAAAAAACTAATATTATTATATCTATTATTTAATTCTTCTACATTAATTAGAGGATTACATAATTGATCAATTAAATATCTTTTACCCATTGGTGTAGAACAATTATTAATAATATCAAATAATGTCTTTGGTTTACTATTATCTGTTTGTAAGACATCTAATTGTTCTAATGCTTTATTACCTAAAAATAATGTGTTTTCATTATCAAAGAAAATTGGTTCTGATAATTTTTTTAATAAAATTGGTTGATGATTTTTAGTAAATTCTAATAAACCAACTAAAGATATTCTAGCATAATTATAAGCATGTAAATTAATATTATCTAAATTGTTCTTAAAAATATTTTCAATTAACTCTGTTTGATATTTAACATTATTAACCATATTAATATTTGGAATATTATAGGTTGTCATAGAATTAGTATCAATTCTTAAATATTTAAGAATATCATCATGAGACATTCTATTAATACTACCATTATTTTTAATATAATTATCTAATTGATTCGTAAAATTATAAATTGTTTCTGATGGTGGATATTTTTCTAGAAATCTAGTAGCATTATCTAATGCTATCATTGTATCATAATTAGTTGAAACTGTCTCATAAACACATCCTATTCCAGATGTCATATCATAAGCAGTTAATCCAATGCATAAAATAGGATTAGTTGTTTTTACTTTTAATGCATCAAATATAATTGAAATTAAATACTTATTTGTAGTATTATTTAAGATAGTTGATGGTGAAAAAATACCAACAACTTCACGCTTAGGATTCGGAGGCTCAGTTGTTTGGTCAATTCTAATAATAGTATAACCTAAATTAACAATACGATCTACCATATCCTCAACAATATAAGATGGAAATCCCATCATACGAGGATTACTAGTAGATAATTCTTTGCTTTTATTTTTTTGAGTAACAGTCATATTAATACGCTCTCCTAAATAATATAAATCAGGACCATCAGTATCTGTATTATAAGCTTCATGAAAACTCCCAACTTGCATTAAAATAAGTGTTGATTTACCATATTGTTTAACATAATGATTATGAACATCAAAATAATCTTTAACAAAAATTTCTTTATTATAATTATTTTTATTTTGATTTGACTCTGTCATTTTATATAATAATATTATTATATGTTTAAATAAAAAAAATTAATCATAATCTTCTAGGTCAAGTTCAAGTTCGAGTATGTCTTTAAGAAACTCTACATCACTCTGTGTAAAGTTTGTTTCTTCGTATGGATTATCAATGCTTTTCTCACCGGATCTTTCATTGTATTCACGGTTGAAATGACGACGACGAATCTCTCCGTTCAAGTCGCATGTGAATACATAGAAATTCCAAATGTGATGATACGATCCACGCTTGCTGTACCCATCAGGCTTATAGCATTCCTTCATGAACACGATTTTTTCATTTTTGATAGTTTTTATCACAGCCTTGGCTTCATTAGTAATATCGTTAATAGTGTGAGAGTTAGTAGAGTTAAACATGTCAGTATTAATTGATGTCATGGGTAAAAGGTATAATATTAAGCATCTACTAATGATAATTTATTTCAATTTTTATTAAACATATAGCGAAGCTATATGTTTAATAAAAATTAGGTGAAAGAACTTTAGTTCTTGAGCTCAATTTTTATAAAACATATAATCCTAAAGGATTATATGTTTTATAACTGTTAATCCATTGTCTATGAAAAATCCTAGGATTTTTCATAGCTACGCATCAATTTTTATTAGGTGAAAGAACTTTAGTTCTTAAGCTCAATTTTATAACTGTTAATCCATTACTGATTCTTAACTAAATCATTTAATTGTTTCAATTCATGTAATAAATTATCTAATTTAATTCGTTGTTTCTCAGTTCGTAGATTATCAGGGATTGATATTCTAAGAACAATTTGTTCATTAATATTATCAATTTGTTTTATTATTTCTTCTTTATTATTCATTAAATAATATATATGTATTATTTTATATCAATTATAATATTATGACCATTCCAGTAGATACAATATCATCTGAAATAGATTATACTACTGATACATCCGAAAAAGATAGTATTAATAGTGAAATGAATAAATTATATAAAAGAGTTACAAAACACGTAGTTGTAAATAATAAATATGATGAATCATCTGAATCAATTAAGAAATATATAGATGATATGAATTTTGATAGTTTAAATATAAAATTATCAACTGCATTTTATACAAAAGATAATATTAGTTCTATGAAATTTTCAGATATATATAATATATTTGTCTTATCAACTTATGTTATTTTTGTTGATAATAACAAATTAATTAAAAAAAATAATAAATTTTGTTTAAAATTTTGTTCAAAAAATAAAGTTCATCTAATAGATACAGAATTTCCAGGATGCACATTCTTACCATTTGAAGCAAAAAATATGATTAAATCTAATTTAAATAAACTTAATAATAGTGTATTTAATTCTGAATTAAATGGAACAACTTTATATATGAACAATGATAATTTATGTTATGGAATTATGTTTAATGAAGGTGAAATTATTAAAAATTGTTTATATAAAAAAATGGAAATTACTGATACAATTATGTTTATACCAATTGAATTATACAATTTAAAACAAACAGAATATAAATTAAGAGGATTTTGTCAAATAGTTGAGGAATTAGGTGCCAAAGAGATTGAAATTATTTTTAAAAATTATGATTCTAAAATAACTAGTAAAGAATATAGAGCAAGTATTGGAAATGAAATAGAATTTATTGCTGGAAATTTAGGATTAAAATCAAGTAATAAAAAAGAAGAAAATACAAATTATTGTTATAATTTAACTTATCCAAATAATAGCACAATATTATTAAATGAAAAAATGATAAAAAATAAGATAAAGAAGAAGAAATTTATAGTAAGTGATACTATATTTAAATCAACTTTAGAATTACAATATTTAGTTCATTCTAGATGTAGGCATTTAATTGATAAATATAGCACAACATTTTCATTTGATAATAATAATATTATTGATAAAAATATATATCTTAAATTAAAAACTCATGGGATAGAAATAGGTGGAAATTTTAAAACTTCAAATAATGTTAAAAATAATATAAATATAATAACAAATGTAAGTTTTGTAAATCTTGAACAATGTAAAAATTTAATAAATGGTATGAATGTTAGCTTAGATGAAGTTGGATTTAATCATATAATTGAAACAATTAAATATGATGTTGATAATTTTAAAATAGTAGGGATTTATAAAATAATGAATTTTATAAATATGTATATTCATCATGTTTTAAAATATCATAATCCAAAGCATTATGATGAAATTCATAAAATCATGAATAGAATAAAGAAAGAATTAACTATTGAAGAATATGCATTATTATTATGTAATTATTTTAATAGTTCATCTCAATGGATTCATTTTACTAATTTTATTGATTTATTAGGTAAAAAAACTCATAGTTATGACAAGCTTGGATATATTATTATAATGACATCTCATAATATTAATATTAATATTAATGATATTATTAAATTTGTTCAACAAACATCTATTAATTATAATATGGAAGATAAATTTTGGAAAATGCTTCAACCATATAATAATAATTTAAAATTTGATCTAGAAAACAAAATATTAATTGATTTCAATTTTGAAAATAATAGTAGTTGGTATAATATGAATATGCTTATTAATTGTATTAAAAATTATACAACTGATTTTAGTTCAGATAATGATGAAAAATTAAAACAATTAATAACTAATATGGATGTAGGTTATAAATATTGGGAATATTATACTAATATTTTACCATTTATTACTCAGCATACTAAAAATTTATATTATATAAATAATGATGAATTATATTTATCTCCAGTTTTTGAAAAAAGTATGAATATAGATAGTTTCTTAGTTTCAAAAATTAATACTATGTGTGAATTAAAACAATTTATTGACAAAAAAATCAAAAGAATGAAAGAAGCGATTGATATAAAAAATAATATGATATTTCCTATAGATATTTGTGAGTTTGGTAAAATATTTGAGCAAAACAATTATATTAATAAAAAAATACAATATATCATCAAAACAAGAACAGCTTATAATATTAAAAAATTACTTAATTGTGATAGTATAATAAAAGAAACAAATGCAAATGATTTTATAAATAAATTATTTACTTATAATGAAAAATTAGATATTAAAACTTTACCGAAAAATTATATTGGATATGAATTATTAATGGATAATTATAATAGTGGTATACAAGAAGAAGAATTTAAAAAATCAGTTGTTCCATTTATTTGTTCTCATTTTAAAAGACTTGAAGAAGTAGAATATATTAAACAATATTTTACAATAAGTCATTTTAATATATTTGGAACATCTTATTATGAAATAATTCAATTTATTAATAAAATGTTAGATGAAAATGATTTATAATAATAATGATTATAATTATAAATATGATTATTGGAATTATAGGTATGGGATGTGTTGGAAAAGCACTATATAAAAGTTTTTGTATGAAAAATATAAATGTTATTGATTATGATATTAATTATAATAATTCATATCATTTTATATTAGAAGATATATTATTAACAGATATTGTATTTTTATGTCTACCAACTGAATTTAATGGAACTGAATATGATAAATCAGCTATTTACAATATATGTGATTATTTACATGATAAATATAAAGGCAGTGTTGTAATTAAAAGCACTGTTGAACCAACTACTATTAATAAATTACAAGATAAATATCCTTTATTAAAACTATATCATAATCCTGAATTTTTATCAGCTGCTACTGCTTTTGAAGATTTTCATAATCAGTCCCATATAGTTATTGGTAAGAGTAATAATTATAATTATAATAATAATACAGAATGTATATTAGAAGCTTTTTATAATAATTATTACCCACACGCAACTATATCTATCTGTTCATCAACAGAATCTGAATCGATGAAAATATTTTTGAATACATTTTATGCAGTTAAAATACAATTTTTTAATGAATTATATTTATTATGTCAAAAGACAGATACAAATTATAATAATGTTTTAGATTTAATGCTTAAAAATAATTGGATTAATCCAATGCATACAAATGTTCCTGGGCCTGATGGAAAATTAAGTTATGGTGGAGCTTGTTTTCCAAAAGATACATTAGCTTTATTACATTTTATGAAAGCTAATAATAGCCCACATAGAATATTAGATGCAACAATTAATGAACGAAATGAAATGAGATTATAATATTAATATTATGCTGATCCTAATTTAGTTAATTTATGTTTAATAAAATCCATAACAAGTTCTTCTTGCATTTGTAAATCATACCAATTAGTATTACCTCTTTTAACAAATAATCTTAAAATTTTATATGTAATTTCATATCCATCTTCACCTTTTAAATATTTAGAAAATTTCTTTAATTTCTTCCATGATTTATCACGCTTAATATATTCTTTAGTTCTTTCTAAAAAATATTCTGTTTCCATATCTTGTAATTTACTATCATTATTAATATCTTGATAGCTTGTAATTGATGAAATAATTGGTGGAGCTGGAAAATATAATTGTGGTTTTGATGTTGGCGTTCCTCCTGCTGGTGCTGATGATGCAGTAGCTGCTGATGCTGGATCAGATGGAGCAACTGGAGCAGCTGGAGTAGGATCGCCAACTCCTGGAGGAGCACTTGCAGCACTTAAATCAACTGCTGCATCGCCTACTGCAGTAAATACGCTTTTAAAAGCATTTATAAAACTTGCCATTTATATAATATAATTTAGAAAAATAAATATTCAGTTAAATCTAAATGAAAACTATCAGCCGCATTATTTTTAAACCATTTATTTATATTATTTTCTAACTCATCATCGTTTATATTTTTTAATTTATAATTTTTTGAAATTTTTTTATATATATTAATTAAAATTCTATTATTTTCTTTTAACTCTTCAAAATTAAATCTAATCCAAACCATTAGAATTCTATTAATAGTTTGTAATGGTTTATCCATATTATTATTAATCCATTTCATCATTGTATCAATAGAAGTTATATTATACATCATTAACATTTGTTCCATACTTAAATTTAAATATGGGACAGACATGAATTTTTGTAAATCTCTATCTTTAAACTCTTTATATGTTGTTTTACTAATAGGTGCATATGTATATGGTTTACCATTAACATAATGTAATTCAGTCGGACAAATCTTATTAGTATTTTGATTTAATACTAATTCTAAAGTGATAGGGTGTAAGAACACTTCATTAGTATCTATACTATTACCAACACATTTTATTGAACTCATAATATAATAATATATATAATAATAATATTAATATTAATATTAATATTAATATTATTATTATTCGTTATAGTAATATTAATATTAATATTAATATAATATATGTCAGAAACATCATCATTAGATTATAATTCATCGGATAAATCTGAATCAAATAGCTCAAATGGCTCATATGCATCGTCTAACGATTTTCATTTAGATTTAACAGGTGATATTTTTAATAATTATAATATAATATCATTAATTGGTAAAGGCTCTTATGCAAAAGTATGGTTAGGTTATAATATAAGTGATGGTAGATATTATGCACTCAAAATTCAAAATCCAGATAATATGGAAGAGGGTAAAGATGAAATTAATATATTAAAAAAAGTATCATCCGAAGATAAATATGTTAATAGATTAGTAGAATATTTTGTTGAAACTAGATTTGTTGAAGAAGAACCTACTAATTTTTTATGTTCAGTTTATGAATTATGTTGTGGTAATTTAGATGGTTTATCAAGAAAAGGTAAATATAAAAGTGGATATCCAGAACAGATTGTTAAAAAGATATTCAAACAAACATTAGAAGCTTTATACACAGTTCATTATAAATTAAATGGATTTCATGGCGACATAAAACCGGATAATATATTAATATGTGGAATAAATAACAAAGATAAAAAAAGTATTTCAATGTATAATAAACATAATTTTAGTGAAATTTATAATAAAACAAAGAAAGAATATATGGTTGAAAAGAAGAAAAAGAAATTAGATCCAGAAATGAAAAGTAGAATTAGAAAAAAGATACATTCTGCTTTAATTAATATGATGGATGAAAATGATGAAAGTTCATATTTATGCGATGATTCATACATAGAAAATCCACATATTAAATTAAGCGATTTTGGTTTTTATTGCCATAGAGATCATTTTTTTCATGAACCATTTGGAACAAGATATTATATGGCACCTGAAATTATTTTAATGGCTGATTGTAATGAGAAGGTTGATATATGGGCTCTTGGTTGTATGCTATTTGAATTAATGACAGGTCAAATATTATTCGACCCACATAGTGATGAAAAGGGCTCAACTGATTATCATCATTTAGAAATGATAATCAATTTATGTGGAGAGTTTAATTCATTATTTCAATCTGGTAAATTCTATAAAAAATTCTTTAAAAATAATAAATTACCTGATATGGAATATGATGAAAATTTTAAATTGTCTAGTTTTGATAAAATAAATAAACAACTAATGAAACATTCAATTAATAATCCTAATTTAGTTAAATTAATAGAAAGTATGCTTCAAATTAATCCCCTTAAAAGACCTTCAATTAAAGATCTGATGAAAATAGCATGGTAATTAACCAACTAATGATATTATATGAACATTACCATAATCATCTGAATTTCCATAATTATTGGTTTGATTATAATTGATTTGATTATAATTGGTGTATTTAATATAATAATTATCATTATTATGATAATTATGATAATTATTGATACCTTTATAAATATTATTAGAAATGCTAATCTTAGGGGTATTATTAAAGGTATAGTCTGATTCAGTCATATAGTCTTATTTTAATGGGTATAATAAGAGTAATATTTTCAATTTTTATTATATATTAGACTTTGTCTAATATATAATAAAACATTAGGTGAGGAGTGTAAACGACGAGCTCAATTTTTATAATTGATATAATCCTTTAGGATATATATGAACCCTTTCTTGATTAACTATAGATTATTATATATTTTATAAATATTGAATTAAACAGTATTTAATATAATATATAATATTATAATGAACAGTGATGAAGAAATAGTCCTTGAAACTGATGATGTTGTTGATGAACCAGAAGATATCGAAGAGAATGAAGATATTGAAGAGCCTGAATTAAAAGAACAATTAGATGAAGAAGAGAATGAAGATAATGAAGAGAATGAAGAACAATATATGGAAGATGAAGAAAATAATTTAGATTTTAATGAACCATATGAAGTTGCTACTGATGTTCAAGAATTGAATAATATTGAAACGATTACTGATCCTGAAAAAAAAACATCTAAGAATAAAATGACCAGATATGAATTTGTTAGAATTATTGGTGAGCGTGTTATGCAATTAACAAAAGGCGCTAAACCATTAATTAAACAAAATAAACAATCACTTGAATTTTCGTATAAAGAAATTGCAATTGAAGAATTAAAAGCAAATATGATTCCATTTAAAATTAGACGCTTTGTTAAAGACCATTATGAAATTTGGAAAATTGAGGAATTAAATAAAAAACATTTGGAATCTCTATTTTATTAATCTTCATTTATTAATTTAAACTTTCCAACTATTATAACAAGTTCCACAAATATAATTAGTTAAATATGAATCTTTTTCTCTGAAGAATACTGCTTCTTTATTTTTTTCATCTTTATGAGAAATACAATTAATATTTTTACATGAATAATCTCTTGTTCTAGGATAAATTGGATTCATAAATAATAGTTTATTATCATCAATACTTCTATAAACACTATACATTGAATCAACATGTAATTGATACAATTTAATAGTTTCAGTGATTCTTTTTTTATAATTACAATTATTACATTTAAACATAATACCGCCAATAATAGAAGATGGAGCATCAAATAAAACTGTCATTTTAGCTTTATCATCATCATTTAATTTAATATAATGAGCATTTTTTTCTAAATCTTCTAATTTAAATTCAGCTCTATATTCATTTAAATTCTTATCTGCTTTTACTCTTTTAACAGCACTATCTGGATTATCAAGAACCTTTCGATTATCTTCAACAGAAAGCTCTTTATCTTCAGCTGTAGCTTTGGAAATATCAAAACTATAATTGCACTTGGGACAGAAATACATTATATTATTATATTATATAATTTATTATTCTTTAATCAATTTTTATTTGTGAGTTATAATTTACTTTGTAAATTATAACTTACCACAAATAACCTTTGATTGAAATGAATAGAAAAATCAAAGATTTTTCTATCCTTCAATCAATTTTTATGGGGATAGAAAAGTTTTATTAACTATATTATTAGGCTTTTATTATAATAGATTAAAACGCAATTTCTATTTAAAGAAAAAACTTTAGTTTTATTAATTACATGATAATAGCATGTAATTAATATACATATATATTAAACTACCCCTAATATGGACTAGTCTAAAAATTTGAAAAATAATATTTAAAAATATCATTCTTATCATAATATAATATGACTTTAAAAGATGATGCCCGAAAGATTAAGCAAAAAATCGATGAACTATTGAATGAGAATCGTACTGCTAAAGGTATGAGTGAATTTACACATGTTAGTATGGGTGGTATTACATTTCCAGGTAAATTTAATTTTGCAGAAAAAAGTAAGAGAGATAAATTGGCAAAATTATTAGCCCAAGCTTATGAGAAAGAGTTAGTATTTTCTATTGCTGAAAAATTACAAACATTTGCACCAATTATGATTGATATAGATTTAAGATATCCTAAAGATCGTGTTAAAGAAGATTTTAAAAATAAGAAACATTTATATGATGATGAGCTAATTACAACTATTATTGATACTTATCGTGAAGCAATTAAAAATTATTTCAATGTATCAGATAATGAAGTTCAATGTTTTATTTTTGAAAAAGAAAAATATGGTCAAAAAGCAGGAGAATCATCGGATGGTATTCATATGATTTTTCCTTATATTGTAGCAAATAGTAAAACAAGACATTTGATTTTTAAATATGTTTATGATAAAATATATGAGAGCGATGATGATATTTTTTCTAGCTTTTCTAATTATTCATCTGTATTAGATGATAAAATTATTAGTACTAATCCATGGCTTATGTATGGTTGTGCTAAACCAAATGGCGAACCTTATAAGCTTACTCGTATTTATGATAATGATAATGATAAAATTGAATTAGATACAATTGGAGATGAAGCAGATATTATTAAATTATTTAGTATGAGAGATGATCGTTGGGATAAAGATAATGCAACACCATACAATGATGATTATGATGAAGATAAAATTAATGATTTATATACTGAATTTTTTAGTTATGGTGGTAATAAAGATGACCCAACTGATATGTATGAATTAATTCCTGATGATAAATTAGATTTAATTGATAAAGCAATGAAAATGACTGAATTATTATCTTCTAAACGTGCTGATAATTATTATGAATGGCTTCGTGTCGGCTGGTCTCTTCATAATACTCATCGTTGTTTAATTGATACATGGGTTCAATTTTCAAAGCGTTCAAGAAAATTTAGTGATGGTGAATGTGAAAAATTATGGGCTAGTATGAAAGACGATGGATATACTATTCGTTCTCTTATGTTATGGGCTAAAGAAGATAGTCCTGAAGATTACAAAATTTTCATCAAAGAAGATTTTGAAAACAATCTAAAAAAAAATTCTGTTAATAATACTTTCATGATTGCCAAGGCACTTCATGCGAAGTATTTTGACAGATTTGTGTGCGCAGATATTAAACAGAATATTTGGTATCATTTTACAAATCATCGTTGGAACAAATGTGTCAATGGTGGTAAATTAATTACATTAATGAGTAGTGAATTTGCAAATTATTATATTGCTATGAGTGGAGATTATAGCAAACAAGCTATGGAATCATCTGAAAATAAGAAAACATTAATTGACCAATCTATTCATTTTAATAAAATTGCTGAAAGTTTAATGGATATTAATTTTAAAGAAAAAGTTATGAAAGAAGCTAAATATATTTTTCATGATGACCAATTTATTAACAGATTAGATGAAAATCATCATTTAATTGGTTTTGAAAATGGTGTTTATGATTTGAAATTAAAAAAGTTTCGTTCTGGTCAACCAGATGACCATATTTCAATGTCAACCAAACAACAATATGTTAAATGGAATGATAATAATCCTTATGCTAAATATATTAATGGATTCTTTGAACAAGTTATGCCAATTGAAGCTGTTCGTAATTACCTTCTTACCAGATTATCAACTTGTTTATCCGGTGAAAACCGTGATGAATTGTTTATTTTCTGTATCGGTAGTGGTAGTAATGGTAAATCATTGACATTTCAGCTGGTAAGTGAAGCTCTTGGCGACTATTATATTTCTTGCCCAATTACTATTATTACTCGTAAGCGTAATTCCTCTAATGCTGCTTCTCCTGAATTAGCTCGTATGAAGGGTGTTCGTTGCGGTGTCTATCAAGAACCCGGAACTGATGAAGAAATTAATGTTGGTATTTTTAAAGAATTGTCAGGTAATGATCGTTTTATGGTTCGTGGACTTTACTCTGAACCAATTGAAATCCGTCCTCAAATTAAACAATTTATGACAACAAATGAATTACCTGAAATCAAATCAATTGATGGAGGCACATGGCGTCGTATTCGTGTTATTGATTTTATGTCTAAATTCGTCGAACATCCTGATACAAATAATCCTTATGAATTTAAATTAGATACTACATTAAAAGATAAAATTAGTCAATGGGCTCCTGCATTTATTAGTTATTTAATTCATGTTTACACTACAATGTATGATACTCCTAATAAACAACCAGAACCACTTGAAGTTAAATCAAGCACAGAACAATATCGTAAAGAACAAGATTTATTAAGTGAATTCTTTGATACTTGTTTTGAACGTTCAACTGATAAGAAAGACGGTGTTAAAAAGAAAGATATTGCACATAAATTTAAGGAATGGTATAGAGATGCACATGATGGTGAAACTGCTCCTAAAACAAAAACCCTTAATGAATATTTTGAAAAGATCCTTAAATTGAAATACTCTGCAACATATGGATATGTTGGTATTAAATATAAGAAAGAATATGAAACAATTTCTGAAGACTCTGCTGATGAACCAGAAGTTGTTAAATCAAAAAATGATGATTTAGATGAATATTAATTCGAAGAATTATAATTATAATTAGAATTAGAATTAGAATTAGAATTATAATTATACTTATTTTATATTAATATTAATATTAATAATAATAATTATAAATAATTTTAATTTATAATTAATATTAATGGAAATATTAGCTTATATAATAATAGGTTTAATCTCGGTTGCTATTGGTGCTGTATGTATCAATTTAGTTTTAGAAAAAGAACAAAGAGATAAATATAATAGTATTAAAACTTATTTATTATTCTTTTTAATTGGTATAATTATTCATGTTTTTACTCAAATAACTAACTTAGACCAACTTTATTGTGATAAACAATGTAGAATAAAATTAGGTCTCAAATAATTATTATAATTATAATTAAAATTATAATTTATTAATTAATGCTAAAGATTGTCTAACATCTAATATATTTGCATTATTTTTTAATAATATTATATATAATTGAATTTTATTTTGAAAGGATATTTTTTTATTTAATTTTATTATATCATAAATATTAAAAATATTTAATAACATATTATAATTATTCGAAGAATTATTCTTCGAATTATTCTTCGAATTATAATTAATAACAATATAACTATTAATTGTTAATATTATCTTATTTATAAGACTTTCTCCAATGTGTATTTGATGTGAAAATTTAATTTTTTTTATTAAATTAAAAAGTTTAATTGTTTCTTCTTTTGATAAATTATCAAATAATTCTATATAAATATTACAATGAGATGCATTATTATAAAATATAACTATAAATGCTTTCATTAAATTAAGCAAAATTTCTTCATTTATATTATTATTTGTATATAATAATTCTAATATTCTAAAAATATTTTGTTTTTGACTATCATCTAATATAATATCAAATGCAGAAGAAATATATTCAGCAACCTGAAATATCTTCATTAAATAACTATATAATTAAATCAATTAAAATAATTGATTTAATTATTTTCGCTTAGTGAATACTATAAGGCTGGATTCATTCATTAGTTGGAATAAACTCATGATCATCCTCAATATAATTACTATAATTACTATTATTATTAGGTCTTGACTCAAGACTTATATTAGATGGTTCAATACATAAAAATTTACCAAGTGATGAAAAATATTGTTTAATAGCATTGCTCAAATGAATATCATTACTTACTGGACCTTTCATTCCAGATACTCTACTAATTTGATCTCTGTATTTATCTGGGTTTTCAATAATTTCTAATGGCGATGGAATATTACTTGCTCCATAAGTTTTAATTAAATTTAAATAACTCTTGTAAATTTTATCTGGGACTGTACGTTTTAATGAATCTAATTGTTTATATTGTTCACCACCTCTGCATCTTTGAGCTGACTTTAATCTATTTTTAAGTTCCTGTCTTTTATTTTCTAATTTAATTTCTTCTTGATTACAAATTTTAGCAGTTATATTATTTTCTGTTTGAACAATATTAAAGATATATCCTTCTTTTAAATATTTAGAACTATCAATTAAATCTGGTTTAGTTTCTTTAACATCTTTCTTAAATCTATCTACTGCTGATTTAGATAAAAATTGAGTTCGGTCTCCTTCTATAAAGACATTCATAATATATACTTATAATTATATATTTGTTTTTATATAAAAACAAACATTATTAATATTTAATGGTCAAAGATACTAAATTATATGATATCCTAGAAATATCATCTGATGCATCAGATAAAGATATTTTAAAAGCATATTATAAATTATCAAAAGTATGGCATCCTGATAGAAACCCTACTAATGTTGAAGAAGCTACTAAAAAGTTTCAAGAAATATCAAATGCTAAAGATATTTTAACAGATCCTAAGAAAAAAGAAATGTATGATAAGTTTGGTGTAACTGATGAAAGCCAAGGTCCTCAAATGAATGCTGAAGATTTATTTGGTCAAATGTTTAATATGGGTGGTATGCCAGGTATGGGTGGTATGCCTAACTTTTTTAACAGAAGACAGCAACAACAAGATGATTGTGCTGCTGAATGTGTTGTCAGTTTAGAAGATTTATATAATAGCAAAACATTAACTGTTAAATATATTCATAAAGTTTATTGTAATAAATGCAATGGAACAGGTTCTAAAGATGGAAAATCTAGTAGTTGCAGTGGATGCCATGGTAAAGGTCAGAAAGTAAGAATTATTCAACAAGGTCCAATGATTCAACAAATGGTTGGGCCTTGTGATGAGTGCGGTGGTTCTGGAGAGAAAGTTAGTAGAGATAATATTTGCTCAGATTGTAATGGAAATAAACACTTACAAAAAGAAACATCAATTAATTTTGATGTTAATAGAACTATGACACATAATCAAAAATTATTGGTTAAAAATAAAGGTCATATATTAAAATCAGGAACAACTAATTTAATCATTATTATTAAAGAACAACCTCATCCTAATTTTAAGAGACAAGGAAATGATTTACATATGAATATTAAACTTAGATTATTTCAATCATTATATGGTTTTACAAAGATGATTACTCATTTAGATAATAGAAATATATTAATTAAACATGAAAAAATGATTAAAGATATGAAGACATTATTTAAAGTTCATAATGAGGGTCTTGGTCCTGGTGGTCATTTATATATTCATATTACAACGAGTATGCCTAAATTAGAAAAAATAGACGAACAAGATTATAATATTGTAAAGAAACTATTAACTAAAGCTCATTTAGCAGAATTTCAAAAAGAACAAAATATTATTAAAAATTTAGATAAACTTCATGCACCTAAAATAGAAGAATTAGATGAAAAAGAACAATATCAAGAAGATAATAATAATGATGGACCACCAGAAGGTGTTCAATGTGCCCAACAATAAAAAAATTAATTTATCAAATATATATATTAACATTATATGAAAATATATATATTAAGACATGAAGATAGAACAATGGATGGAACTTTTTTTTCACCATTAACCCAATCTGGTTTAGATAATTCAATTAAACTAATAGAAATATTAACTACACATAAAATTGATACAATTTATTCATCCCCTTTTATTAGAACTTTACAAACAGTTCTACCATATGCTAAATCTAGAAAGTTAAAAATAAATGTAGAACATTGTTTATCAGAAATACAACATCCGCATTTAATACCTGTTAAATCTTATCAAATTGATTTACCTCAATATATAGCAGAACAATTTAATTATAATCCAAATTATACAAGTTATTTAAATCCAGTTAATCATACTTATCCAGAAGATGAAAAATGTGTAGCAGCTAGAGTCAAATGTTTTATATCAAAATTAGTAAAAGAAATGACTGATAAAGATAATAATATTTTAATCGTAACTCATCAAATAGTCTGTAATTGTTTATTAAAAATAGCAACAAAAAAATCAAGTTCAATTAATATAGAATATAGTTATAATTATCCTAAAGGTGGGTTAACAAAAATATTTGATACAGATGAATGGATTTTTGAACCAATTAATTGGAAATTTATAATGCAATAATATAATTATATATATATTAATAATGATTAACGATATATTAAATGATATTCAAAATTATAATTTTAATTTTGTAAATGATAAATTTAAAATGATTGTTTTAAAATATATTGAACTATTATTACCTTCATTGAATTCTTCTGATATTAATATTTTACATAATTTAACATTAGTATTAATTGAAGAGATTAGTATTCGATATTTTAGCATTAGCATTAGTCAGTGGACTCAAAATAATGGAAGAGATATATCCTCTTTATGTTTATCTTTAATCCCATATATAGGTAATTCTGATGATTCTAATTATAGTAAAATTCAGAATTTAAAAGATATTATTTATAAATCAAATACAACTACAATTCCTAATGATATATTAAATATAGATAGAAAAGAAGCATTGACTAAATATTTTCCATATAGTAATTTTACATTGGGATTATTAAATAAAGATAATAGTATTTTTAATTTATATGAAAATAACCAGCATACAATATATGATTGTATTGAATATAATTTTATATCAATGTTAGAAACAATTAAAATAACAAATGGAAAATTATATATTAATTGGATAAATACAATACCACTTGTTAATTATAAATCATCTAATATTTATAAAAAAAGTCTAGTTGAAATAAATGAATTAGTTGAGTTAGTAAAAATTAATATTATGCCAGATGATGATAACTATAAAAAATTCTTTCAAATATTAAAAAATAATAAGGGGTTATATTATGGTGATTATTATAATGTATTATCTAATTCATTCTTTTATTCAGTAAAAAAAGTAAAATGGATATTATTTTGTAGTAAAATAAATAATACTGATTACATGTATAATATACAATATTTAAATAAAATATTAAATTTATCATCGTTATTTAAATACAATAATTATAATGATGTTCCTGATATAGATAGATTTAAATTTAGTAATCAATTAAATAACATTATTTTTAATATTAAAAATAATACAGCATCATATATTAATTTTAATTACGAAATTAATATTTTCAAAAATATTATTTCTTTTATGATTTTTAATTATTCCAAAGCTTATTTATTAGATAAATCGATTAATAAAATATTTAATGATGTTGAAGTAATTGATAGTGGTATGGATGTAGATCCAGTTTATTTACAAATTAATGATATTTCTATTAGAGATTTAGTTGATTGTTTAAGTAAAATTAGTGCTGAATTTATGTGGGATTATTTGAAAGAAAGTATGAATATATTTCAATCAACATTATATGCTAAATATTTAATTAAAGATAATAATATTAATATGAATTTTTTCAATTTAATAGAAACAGATGATGCTAAAATAAATTTAAAAAATATTTATAATATAGCTAAATTCTTATGTCATTCTTTAATGGACACCAATTATGTTCATTTAGGAACAAGTTTCAAATCATTAGATCATATGAATGTTTTTAGATTCTTTCTATTATTTTTAGGTCCAAATGTTTTAGCAATGGGTATGAATATTAGAAAAAATATACAAATACAAGAAATTAAAAATTATAATTATAATGAAATTATGCAACAAATTCAAAATGCATGGGATATTATTAAGTTTGATTTAATTTGGGATTATTTAAATGATAATGGCTTATTATCTGAATTTAATATTAATTTAGAAATAACAGATAATAATTTACTTCAAATTAGTGATGTTAATATTAAAAATAAAAAGATTCAAAATGGATTAAAGAAATTCTTTGAAGAAAATAGTAAATTATTTGATTGTAATTATTTTTTAACAAATAAACCATATAATAAATTAACTATTGGAAAGCCATATAGTAGAGTATTAGCAGAAGAATTAATTAATTATACATTTTATGCAAATGATTGGATATCTCAATTAAATTTTTTTAATCATTATTTAAATCATGCAGTATTATTTATAACAGGTAGCACAGGAACAGGTAAATCAACTCAAGTCCCTAAATTAGTAATGTATGCATTAAAAATGATTGACTATAAAAATGATGGTAAAGTTATATGTACACAACCACGTATTCCACCAACACAAGACAATGCAAAAAGAATATCAAAAGAAATGGGTGTTGATATTGTAAAAACAGTTGATAAAGTGGAATATAAAACAGATAATTATTATATTCAATACAAACATATGAAAGATAATCATATTCAAAAATATTCAAATCATTTAGTTCTTAAAATGGTTACTGACGGAACATTATTAGAAGAATTAGTATCAACACCAATGTTAAAAAAAGTAGCTAAATCTGAATTTGATACAAAAAAAAATGAACAAAAAATAGTAATGGATATTGAAAATTTATATGATGTTGTTATGGTAGATGAAGCACATGAACATAATACAAATATGGATTTAATCTTAACATTAATGAGACAAGCATGTATATATAATAATTCATTAAGATTAATTATAGTATCAGCTACTATGGATGACGATGAACCTATATATAGAAGCTACTATAAATTAATAAATGATAATATAGTTTATCCAATAAAACAACCATTATTATCACATCCACTTAATAAAACTGATAATTATTTTATAAATTGTTATTATTTGGATAGAAGATTACATATTAGTATTCCAAAACAATCTTATTCATATAAAATAACTGAATATTATGATGAGAATATTGAGAAACAGTTTACATTAGATATGAAAAATAATGCAACTCTTGCTCAAAAGAAAAGTTATACTGTTATTAAAAGTATATGTGAATCATCAGTTTCTGGTGATATATTATTATTTTCAATTGGTAAAGAAGAAATTAAAGAAGCAGTTAGAGAATTAAATAAAATTATTCCATCATCTGTAATTGCTTTACCTTTTTATTCTGAGATGAATGCTAAATATAGAGATATTATTTCAGATATAAATAATAAAATATCTAAAATTAGAAATAAAAAAGATAATATAGCTGAAGAATGGGTTGAAACATTTAATGATATAAAAGATGTTCCAGAAGGAACTTATAAAAGAGCTATTATTGTAGCAACAAACGTAGCTGAAGCATCAATTACTATTGAAAGTTTAAAATATGTTGTTGATACTGGTTATAGTAAAGTTAATAGATATGATATATTTTCTGATTCATCTAATATAACAGTCGAACCAATTTCTGAATCAAGTAGAATTCAAAGAAAAGGTCGTATTGGTAGAGTTAGTCCTGGAACAGTTTATTATTTATATGGTTTTAATAGTAGATTAAATGTTGCACCGAAATATGGTATAACTTTAGTTGATTTTCATACACATTTTATAAAATTATCAAGTCAAAATCAAGATTCATCAAAAGGTTTATTTTGGAATTCTCAATTAGCACCATATTTATATGAATCTTTTTTTAAGAATATAAATGATCTTATAAGAAATCAAAATATAACAGATACATATGTATATATTAGCAATATTTATCAAATTATAGTTGAACAATTTTTATTATTATTTCAACCAGTTGATGCTAAATATTTTTATAAATTTAATGAATTAAAAAATACAGATTTACCAGAGTATTTAAATAGAATAGAAGATGGTTATATGTCCGATACTTTATTAGATTTAGCAGGAGAATTTTATATAATTCATCCAGAAGAAAATAATATTAAAAGAAACATAATGGGAAATATAATTATGTTTAATAATAATAGTGCAAATAAAATAACAAAAAGAAATTTTCTTGAAATATTAAGAAATATTAAAAATAAATTATTATATTTACCAATTAAAATTAAAACTAAATCAAATATTGAAATAACTTATTATAAGAGAACAAATTATTATGATAAAATAAGTGAAGTTATGAATATTACAAAATTAGAAGAAAAAGATGCTATTATTTTATATATAAGTTCAGGATTTAATCTATTATTTGAAGCAGTTCAAGTTATTTCTATGTTAAAAGTCATTGGAGATATGAATAATATAATTAAAATGGAAAATAATAAATATTCTTATGATGAAATTAGAAATATATTTGGGTCAGATTCAGATATAACATCTATATATAAAATCATAACAGTATTAAAAAATAAGTTTCCAGATTTATTAATTTATAAAATTTTTAATAATTCAATCTTAGAACAATATAAAACTCAATATATGAGTATAATGAATGAATATAGAAGAAAGAATTATAGTAATATTAAAGATTCTTTAGATTTAATGAATTGGTTATATAATAATGGTGAATTAAATGATAATAAAGGATTCTTATATTGGCTTAAATCGTCAGGCATATTCAAAAAATTATTATTGAATGATATATATATTAATAAAGAATCTATTAGAAATGTATGTAATGATTATTATTTAAATTATACTAAAGTTATTGAATATTATGAATATTTAATATATTTATCTATTAGTATTTTAACAGCAGATATTGAATACGATATTAATTATAAAAAAATAAATCCACTTACTGAAGTTAAAATAATAAATCCATATTTATTAAAAGTAGTTAATAGTAGTATTGAAGATAAATTAAATTATGCATTCTTTATTAGTCAACCATTATTTTTTTCTGTTATGTTTGAAAATGGCTATAAAAATAACAGAAATGATTGTATTATAAAACCATTAATAAAAGGAGCATTAAATGCATTAAATACATTATGCACAAATATAAGTAGTTATATTGGTTATTATAATATTAAAAATAATAATATGAGTGTGATTTATAATATTAATATTTCTAAATTAACAAATTATAATCCATATTTTTATAATCCATCTAAGATTAAAAATTTTTATATTAATAAAATAAATAATAAAATTAATATTAAAAATTTTAATAGTAATGAATGGAATAGAGTTATAATGAATATTAATAATACATTTTCTAATTTATCATTTGATATATTCCCTCTAAATAATCCATTTTTTCCTATTATCCAAGAATATTCAAAACAAATTAAATATTTAGATATGGAATATAATACTGAATAAAAAAATTGATTATCGTTGGACATTCTAAACAAATTTATGAAATAAATTTGTTTAGGTAAATGTCAACGCAAATCGTGTTTATGGAACACTTCAAAAAAAAAATTGATTATCGTTGGACATTCTAAACAAATTTATGAAATAAAATTGTTTAGGTAAATGTCAACGCAAATCGTGTTTATGGAACACTTCAAAATTTCAAAGAAATTTTGAATCGCCATAAAAATTGATTATTTATCATACTAATATTAATTAAATATTATTATGATGAAGTCTATTAACATTACATTGAATTTACAAACTATTAAGAGGGAGGATGAGATTGAGATTGAAGTAGCTGGTATATTAATGAATTATAATAAAAAAAATTATATTATTTCAGTTCACCAAGGGCTTCCAATTAAATCAATTATTATTAATAATAAAACATATTCTGATTATATTATTTGTGCTTGGTGTGATTTGATTATTATTCCATCTAATGATTCTTTTTCTAACCTATTTGTTTTTAAACAATTTGTTAAAAAACAAATGGACCCACTTGATAAATTATTTATTAATAATAATAAAGCTAAATTTATTAATCATGATTTTATGGAGATTGGGATGATTCCTAATAATCCCATTATTATGTATAATAAATTAGAAATAGATAATAAGAATAATAATATATTATCTGGACAACCAATTTATAATATGCAAGATAAATTAGCAGGGATGGTTTCTAGAATTGATGAAAATCATATTTATACTATTCCAACTAATTATATATTAAATGCATTAAATAAAAAAGACAATACAATCATTTATTCATTAAATGAAGATATTAATAATATTCAAAAAATTAATAATTATAAAGTTATTTGTGGTAAAATTTATTGTTCATTGCATAAAATGTATATCTCAGTAGATAGTTATATTATTATTAATTCTGATAATATTGTATCATTATTATTAAAAAATGGTAGAACAATAAATCCTGTTTTAAATACTACAAATAATTATAATAATAATTATAATTATAATTATAATAATAATTATAATAATAATTTGATTATTAAAGATAATGTTATTAAATTTTCTTCTGGTTTCTTGCATTTATTGAAATTATTAGGTGATACTTGCTTGATTAAAAAGATTTTGATGAATAATATTAATTATGAATATGTTATTTCAAATGATATCATTTCTTAAAAGTTTGTTCCTTTAATTCTTCATTATAATATATATTATAATTTACTGATTCACTGTCTGTATTAGAAGAAATATTATTTTTTAATAATTCTTCTATTTTTAATAACGTTGGTTCTGTTAATAATTTCAAATCAAAAAATATACCATTGTGATTATGGGAATATTTACAATTACCATCTTCTGATGCTAAATCATTTTGGGATATATAAAATATATCTTTGAATAGTTGTTTATCTTTTATTTTAGCTATCATATCTTTAATTTTAATAATTCTATCCCTTTCCATAATAATATATTATTATAATATATTATTATTATTATCATACGAATTAATTTTATAACTGTTAATTTTTATATACTTCAATCAATTTTTATAAAATATATAGCTTTGCTATATATTTTATAAAGTTAATAGGGAGAGATGTGAAAAACTTTGTTTTTCATATCGCCCTATCAATTTTTCTAAATACATATAATATGAGTTATTATCCAGACCCAAATGATGAAGATTTTCAAATGAAAATATTTAAAAAAAGAGAATTTTATTATCATACAATTCCTCAAAGGGACAAAATGAAGAGTTATGAGGAAATTGATAAATATAGAACAGATGTATGTAAAGGCGATTTTGCATTAAGAGAACAACAAGTTATACCAACTAATTTTTTATCACCTGATACTAATTATAAGGGATTATTAATTATGCACGGAACAGGTACAGGTAAAACATGTACAGCTATTAGTATTGCTGAACAATTTAAAGAACAAGTTGTTAAATATAATACTAAAATATTTGTTTTAACATCTGGTCCTAATATTAGAGAAAATTTTAAAAGTCAATTATTATTTTGCACTGGCGAAACTTATCTTAAAAATAAACATTTATTAGAACAACTTAATGATGTAGAAGCTGATAGAGAAAATAAAATTGGTATATATAATGCTCTTCAATATTATAAAATTCTATCTTACAAAACATTTTATAAAAGAGTCTTGGGTGAAAAAATAGCAGAAAAGAAAATAGTTGGAGAAACTACTGAAAATGACACAGATGAAGTAACTAAAGGACCAGGATTAAAGAAAATATATAAAAAAACAGAAGAAGGAGACTTTGAAAGAGAAATAGTTGTTGATAAAATTACAAATATGGATAATAGTGTTTTAATTGTAGATGAAGCTCATAACGTAACAGGCAATGAATACGGTGAAGCTCTTAAGAGAATTATTAAAAATTCAAAAAATTTAAGATTAGTTTTATTATCAGCTACACCAATGAAAAATTTAGCTGATGATGTTATTGATATGTTAAATTTTTTAAGACCACTAAATGATCCTATTAAAAGAGAACTGGTTTTTACAGGTGAAAAGAATTATTTAATGGCTTTTAGAGAAGGTGGTGAAGAATATTTAAAAAATAAATCAACTGGTTATATTTCATTTTTTAGAGGTAATATTCCTTATACTTTTGCAGATAGAGTTGATAAAGGTGAAATACCAGATGGTTTATTATTTACACCTGTTGTGAAATGTAGTATGGAAGATTTTCAATTACAATGTTATACAGATGCAACTAAAAGTTTCGATGACAAATTAGACAGAGCCTCATCAGCAGCTGCTAATTTTGTTTATCCTTCATTAGATACAAATGGTCATTTAAAAGGTGTTCACAGTACTGATGGTTTAAATAGAGTTTTAGCACAGCTTAAAAATAAAGAACAATTAATAAAAGTAATTAATAAAGAATTATTTGGAGGACAAATTAAAAAAGAAGATTTGGGAAATTTTATCAATGAAACTGAAAATAAAAATATTACAGGAAATATATTAAAATTAGAATATTTAAAATATTTTTCATCAAAATTCTATAAATGTATTAAAAAATTAAATCGTATGGTTGAAGGAGATAAAGGAACTGGAACTGCATTTGTTTACAGTAATTTAGTTAAAGCAGGTGGTATGGAATTATTTGCAGAATCATTAAAAATAAATGGTTATTTAGAATATTTAGAAGATAATAATTATAATATTGTTGATAATACTAGAGATGCAGTCACTGGTTTATCATTTGAAGAATTTAAAAAGAAGAAAATGAATTTATCTAATTTTCATCCATCTACGTTTATTATAATTACTGGAGGAACTGATGAAAGCGGTGAAGATATCCCAGAAATTAAACAAAAAATTATTAGAAATGTTTTTAATAATATAGAAAATGTTAATGGTAAATTAATAAAATTAGTATTAGGTAGTAAGGTTATGAATGAAGGTATTACATTAGAAAATACCCGTAGTGTTCATATATTAGATGTCCATTATAATTTAGGTAAAGTTGATCAAGTTATAGGTCGTGCGATTCGTATGTGTAAACATATTAATGTAATTAATGAAAAAAATAAATTTCCACAAGTAGGAGTTTATAGATATGTAGTTGCTTTAAAAGAAGGATTATCAACTGATGAAGTCTTGTATCAAAAAGCTGAGTTAAAATTTATTTTAGTTAAAAGAGTTGAAAGAATATTAAAAGAATCTGCTATTGATTGCCCACTTTTATTACATGGTAATAAATTTCCAGAAGAAATAGAACGTTATCAAGGTTGTTATCCACCAACTTTAGAAAATGTTAAAAAGGGTCGTAAGATATGTCCTGCTTTTTGTGATTTTATGGAGTGTGATTTTAAATGTAATAATAAAAAATTAAATGATACTTATTATGATGAAAAGAAAGGTTCATACAAAGCAATTGATAAGAAAGATATAGATCAAGAAACATTTAATGAATCATTGGCTAAATCTGAAATTAATATAGTTAAACAAAAAATAAAAGATTTATTTAGATATAAACATGTTTATCTCTACAAAGAATTAGAAGAATTAATAAGAGTATCTTATAAAACACGCCAAGAAGAATTATTTGATAATTATTTCTTAGATAAAGCTTTAGAAGATATGATGCCTAAAAGTGAAAATGATTTCAATAATTATAAAGATACTATTTATGATAAATATAATAGACCTGGCTATTTAATACAAAGAAGTAAATATTATATATTTCAACCATTTGATGATAATGAAGATACACCAATGTATTACCGTGTCAATTATGAATTTGATGCTGAAAATATGACACCAGTTAAAAATTATGTTGAAACTAAATTTGGTAAAGTTAAAGAAACAGAAGAAGATAAAATGGATAAAGAAGAATCAAAGAAAACCACCAAGAAAGAATATGATTTTGAAACAGCAATGAGTTATTATGAAAAGAGAGATGAGAACTTTATTGTTGGTATAGTTAGTATGAACAACAATAAATTAATATCAGAAAGCAGTGATATATTTAAAATAAGACCACCTTTAAAAAAATCAGATAGTAAAAAGCGTGGAACAGGTATTTATTCATTAACAGGTGCTGTTTGTGCTACATCTAAAGATAAAGATTTTTTATTAAAAACTATTAAAAAATTAAAAGGAATGGTAAATGAGATTGTTTCTAATGGAAGTGATAAAATAGAAAGTGCTTTGAATACTAGAGAAAATATGTGCTTGTATATTATGAAATTATCATTATTTTTAGAAAAATATGGAACAACTAAAGATGATAATAAAATAACATATGTTATGGTTCCAGTTGACCATAAAATATACCAATTTCCTTATAATTTAGAAGATAGAGTTAAATATACTATTAAATTTATAACTGATATGATTAATAGAGAATTTGATTATGTTGTTAAGAAAGAAAAGAATGGAAATTATGATGATATTAATAATATGATTAATTATATAATTGAAGTTAAATCAAATAAATATATTGATGCTCATAAAACAGATATGGAAAATATGGGCTTTAAATTGGTTAAAAGTAATTATGTATTAAATGTTGAATAATAAATTATCACTCTAATAAATGTTTAACAATATTTCTATTATTATACATTAAATTTTGAACATCTTCTCTAATTTTTTTATTTTGTTTGGGTTTATCATCATTATCATATCTATCTTCTATAATTGTTTCAATTTGTGTTTTTACATGGTCTTCTAATATATCCTGATATAAACCATAAAATTGCTCAATATCATGAACTTTATAATCAATTAAATCATTAATTACTTCATCTTTATTTTTTATAATAAATTCTTTTCTTTTTTTACTATATACATACACTATATTTCTATTACGGTCAGTTAAAATAATAGAATGCAATTGTGGATATTTAGGATTAAAATGTCCTACTTTTAATAATTCTAATAAAGCATTTGTTTTTTTATTTAATATACTTATAATTTCTTTCTTTGATAAAAAATTAGTTAAATCTTCTTCACCTAATTGAATTATATTAAATGTATTATTATTTATAATACCATTATTATTAGTTGTAGTATTATTATTTGTTGTATTATTATTTGTTGTATTATTATTTGTTGTATTATTAATATTTAATTGTGATAATAATTTATTAATTTTACTAATAGTCATTTTATTCACATTATCTTTTTTTAATATTGTTGTTATTTGTTCGGATATAGTATTATTAGATATATCAATTATATCATTATTTTTTTCTTTACATATTTTTTCATGTTTTAACACACCATTATATGATGCATATGTTAAATTACAATAATTACATATAGTTCTTAATGTTTTTTTTGGACGATCATTTATGGGAGGTGAAAAGGAGGTAGAAAGAGTGTTTTTAGTAGATAAAATGTCCTTTTTAATGACATGAAAATCTTTATTATGTTTCCATAAAGTTTTGTAGCTTTTATAATTTTTATTACATATATTACATATATATCCACTTTCCATTATATATAAAATATCTTATATTATATCTTTTAATGATTTATTATAAAATGGATATCCACTTTTAATAATTAAAGACACCCATCTAAAAGTGGATATCCACTTTTTATAAATCATGTGTGTGTGTTTTTTATATATAAATTTTTATATATAAAAAAATCAAATCTAAAATACTTTTGTTGAAAACCATATTTTTATTAATATTTTTATATTTTTTGTTTTAATTGTAAATATTTATTTTTATATTTAAGATATTTTTGTAATGCATTAAATTCGTCTTCTGTCAAACCTTTTGGTGGACCATCTGTAAATACTATTGGATTCTCATAATCATCTATCTTAGCAAGTAATTGAAACTTATATTTAGAGTCTCTAAAATTTTCATTAGTTTTAATAAATGTTTTATTTGCTAATAAAAAATCATTATATTCTTTATTTTTTGAAATTAAAGAAGCTTGTTTATGTTTAATGTCCTCTGTTAATAGTCTATTTTCATCTAATTTTTGTGTTTTATTTTTAGGCGTTAATCTTTCAAATTTATCAGGATCAGATATTATTTGCTTAATTTTAATTAATTCTATATCTAATACTTGTATTTCATCATTTAATTTTTTAATGTCATCTATAAAATTTGCATTTTGACTTTGCCATATTCTAAATTTTTTAAATTCAGCTTCACCTTTCTCTTTTATTTCTTTTTCAGTTAATCCTTCAAGTGATTTTAGACGTTCACTTGCAAACTTCTGACCTTGTATTATTCTTTGTCGTCTTGCTTCATCTTCTTCAGCTGTTTTTTTAAATGCATCTTGTGTTATTTGCATTGCTTTTCTAGCTTTTTCTAATTCAAAAGGACGCTTATATAATATTTCCAAATTTTGCAATAAATTTTCACCTTCATAATTTTGTACAAAATCTTCTATTTGAGTAAATAATTTCATAGAATCAACTGAAGCATTTCTTGTCTCAGTAAATAATTTACTGGTTTTTTCTAAATCTTCTTTAAGTGTGGCTGGATTAGCACGAACATGTGCAAAATCTTTAATAGCGTATTCATATGCTCTTAAGTCTCTTATAGCTTTTTCAATATTATCTTTCGCATATGTAATTAATGAATCAATTTTAGCTCTTATATATGATTCATCTGTATATTTTTCACTATATAATTTATATCTTTTTGTTTCAATTAATTCATTTAGTTTCCCTCCTCTACTTATTATATCAGCTACTTCCATATCAATACGTATTATTAATTCTTCATCAATTCTCTTCTTTTCTTCTAATTGTGTTTGTTGTCTTGTAGTTTCTTGTTCTTCTCTAGTTTGAGCTCTTGTTGCAGCTATTTCTTCTTTTTGTCTTTTTCCTTCAATTGATGCATTATATGTTTCCATTAATGCATTTAATTCTGCTTGTAATTTTTTAATATTTTCTTTAATTGGTATTAATTCTGTTGATAATTTTTTAAAATTATCATTACTAATACTACCTGAATTAGATAATCTTTCTAAATGAGAAATAGGAATAATTAAATCATGTTTTCTTTTTTCATCATGCAGTTCAATCATTTTTGCACAAATTGCAGGTGGTAATTTTTTATTAGCTCCACATTTTATTCTAATTTCTTCTGCTTCTTTTAATAAGATTGCTTTATTTTTATCAACTTGTTGTTTTAATCTAATATAATTTTGTCTATATCTACTACACTTAAGTATACCTTCTTCTTCTAAATTACGAGTTTGTCTAATAATAGATTGCGGCATTATCATACCTAATATTTGTATTTCTTCCAATTGTTGTTGTCTTAATTCATTTAATCTTTTTAAAACTGGTCTAAGTTTTTTTAATCTTTCACCTGTTTGTTTTCTAGTTTCACCTCTAATAGGAGCTTTAATTTTTCTAATATCAACTAAAACTGAAGATATATTAGAAGCTAACGGTATGTCTGTTCTTAAAACAGCAGATGCTAATTGTGTTGGTGCTGATGCTGCTGATGATGCTGATGGTACTGATGCTGATGCTGCAGGTTGTGGAGCTCTAGTTGGTGATAGAGTTTCTTGTGGTATTACTGGTAATGCTCTAACACCGTGCATATTAGAATCTAATTGAGGAAATTCATTTGTATCTAATATAAATTCATCTGATTCTCTAGATTCTTCAGCAGATGCATTTCTTTCAAGTTTAAAAAATTCTTCATAAATTTTATTTAATTCTTCATCATTAAATTCATAATTATTCATAATAAATCTTTCAACACCTTGTACTTCAATACGATTAATATCATATGTAGTAGGAACAATAGGTTTATTTGTATACATACCTAAATCACTTTCTTCAAGTTGTTCTATTGGAAAAGTTCCAACATATGGAATTTCATATGCTCTCATTAAATTAAATGAATCACCTAGAATATCACCAAGTAATTCAGAGTTAATTATAACTTTAGTTATTTTATCATTTTGAATTAATTTATATGTACTGAATCTTTTATCAAAAATAGCAGTTTTATTTATATTCCATGATAATTCTTGATATATAGGGCAAATACTAACTAATTTAATAACTACTTCATTACTTTTAACATTATTTAATATATCATATGATATACTAATAAAACTCATCATTAATGATTTACTTAATTCAACTAAATCAGCTAATCTACGTAATTTAGATGGGGAATCTAATTTATATCTATACATTGCATAATCATTATTAAAATGTCTATCAAATCTATGTAAATAAATATCAGTAGCAGTAAAAGGCGATGCTAATTTAAATTTTAAAGGATCTGTAAATGTCTTTTCTCCATTACAACTCTTTGTAAATTCAAAACCAGGTATATAAGTTGCATATCTAAATGCTAACATTTCACTAAATCCATTATTTGTTATATATAACTGTTTATTAGGTATTCTTTGATCTAAATCTTCAACACCTTTATTTCTTAAAAATGTAGGTAAGAATCTTTCAAATAATTCATATTCTATTTTTAATTTAGCATCTTTTTTCGTTTTTTTTTCTTCAGTTTGAAATGCATCCTTTACATATTGAAATTGTTCTATTTCAGAAGGAACTAAAAAACCAGGACGTATCCCAATTTCATCAGTTATAGTTTTAATTTGTTTATTTATTAAATCTAATGAAGAACTTATAGAAATTCTATTACCAGGACCAATTTTTGTATGTAATAAATTATTTAATATTAAATATGGATTTTGCATACGTTTAAGGTCCTTTAAATCTACTTTATTTTTTTTTAAAACTGGAGGAACACCCTCCATACCAAATTTATGATATATAAGAGGTGATCCATCTAATTTATCAACACAATATTCAGATATATATTCTGTTTCTATTTTCTTTGTTTTGTCTGATTGTTTTAATGATAAATTAAAGAATATTCTTTCTTGATTATTACTTATACCATTAGTAATATTAATCATATAATTTGTATCTTTTGGTGTTATAAACATAGCATATCTACCATTATTACGTTTAAAAATAATTTCACAATTATATAGTTTACCTAATTCTGATCTAATATTAGAATTAATAAATATTTGTTGATGAACTGTATCTTTAACTATTTGTAAATCATTTTTTGTAGTTGTTGATTTAGGTGCATCTAAATCTTCATTAAATTTATTATAATCTTTATATTCCCAGAAACCTCCTTCTTCTTCTCCATTTTCACAAATAATTGTTGTGCTAATTATTTCTCTAGCTCTTTGTGCTGATAATTCTTCTCCTACTTTTATTGCTAGCGCTGCTCTTCGTGCTGCTGTTTGTGTTGCTGTTTCTGCTTCTTGTTTAGCAAGATGAGATCTTGCTGCTTCTTGTGCAGCTACTAATGATGGATTAGTAGCATTACGTGCAGCTGCTATAGCATTAGCTAATATTTGCTCTCTGGACTGTGGAGGTATACTAGCTCTTTCATTTATAGCTGCAGTAGAAAAAGGAGCAGGTCCTCTTCCAGGTCTTCTTGATGACATTATATAATAATATTTAGATTATAAAATAAAAATTGATAGGGCGATATGAAAAACTTCGTTTTTCACATCTCTCCCTATTAACTTTATAAAATATATAGCAAAGCTATATATTTTATAAAAATTGATTTGGCGTAAGAATTTTACAAAGTAAAATTCTGACTCTCCAAATCGTGTTTATGGATGTATAGAAAAGTAAAACTTTTCTATCCCCATAAAAATTGATTATTTATTTAATTTAAAACATACTTTCTATTTATTATAATGACAACAAACTACTTAGAAACAGGAGTTATTATTAATAAGGATGATGGGACAGAAGAAATTTATCAAATTCCATACAATATAAATAATATTCTTATTACAGAAAAGGATATTATGAATATACTATTAAAATATGATGTAAATATTGGTAATGTTAATCATTTAGAATATTTTCATCAATCGTTTACGCATAAATCATATGTTAAAAAAGAAGTTTATACTGATGAGATTTTAAAATGTGCTAAAAATGAAATGGGTAATCCTGAAAATTTATTAGAATTACGACCCGATAGTTATGAGCGATTAGAATATTTTGGAGATCGAGTTGTTAAAATTGTAGTGTCATTTTATCTATTTAATCGTTATCCATTGGAGGATGAAGGGTTTATGACTAGACTTCAAACAAAGATTGAAGATAAAAAGAATTTATCTATTTTATCAAAAGAATTAGGTTTAGGTAAATATTTTATTATTTCTAAACAAATTGATTCTTTGAATGGTCGTAATATGGAAAAAATTCACGAAGATGTATTTGAAGCATTTATGGGTGCATTATTTTTAAGTAATGGATTTGAACCATGTTGTCTACTCTTATTAAATTTATTAGAAACAATGATTGATTATGCTGAAAAATTATATTGTGATAATAATTATAAAGATAATCTGTTAAGATATCACCATAAGATGAAATGGGCATTCCCAGAATATATTATGCTTGGGCATGCTGGACCACCTCATAAAAGAACTTATATTATGGGTGTTGAGAAACAGAATATATCAGCAATTGATAAAAAGAAATTCATTGAAACCAAAAATTATAAAGAATTATGTATAAGTTTTGGTAATGGGATGAGTAAAAAAGAAGGTGAGCAGAAAGCAGCTAAAATGGCACTTATTTTGTATGGTCATTTAAATAAAGACCAATATAATTCTTCAGATATTTATTATCCATCAAATAGTGAATCTAAGAAAGCATATTTTGAAGTAGAAGAAGATGTAAATATTGATAGTGATATTACAGATGATGAATAATTTAATTTATTTATGTTGACTTAAATTAGTATTAAGAGTATGTAATTCAGTTAATACATTCTTTTTCCAAGAAATATCATCAAATTGAACCTTATTTTGAATAAAAGGTTCAGCTATTTTTTTTAATATATATCTATAAATAAAAAATATAATAACAATAATTATTATAAATTGAATTAGTGCAGTGAATAACATAACAAAATTATTATTAGATGTTTTAAAAAATCTATTCAAGTAATATTCAATAATATTTGTTTTTAATGAAGTTACTAACCCCGAAATAGCTATACCCATTAAAGCAATAATTAATAAGGATGTTAATCTATTTTCTATAATAAAATTCATAAAATCATTAAATATTATTCCTAAATCTTTCCATATAAATCGGTTAAATAAATTTCCCACATTATTCGTTATATAGATAAAAGACATTAATTATATTAATATAGAAAATTCTTGTTCATTTTTATACCATAAAATATTATTATTAATATTATAAGAACTAACATAACTATTATTTTCAATTGAATATGATAATATTATATTATCATCTTTAATAATAATTCCAGTGCATTTTTCATTAAATGAATTATCTATTTTAAATAATTCTGAATATTTAATTAAATTCATATCATTATCAAATACTGCAAACATATGTTGAAAGTTCTCATTAGTATTATTTGTTTGATGTAATTGTAAAACAAACCAAATTTGATTATTATAATTATAACCATTTGTTGAATAATTTATATTTGTAAAAATTTTAGGTAAATTATAATTATATTTTATATTATTTATTTTCTTTGTGTTAATATCCATTTTACATATATTTAATGGATACCAGCTATATACAACAGCTAATTCATCTTTATACTTAAATAAACTCCAAGTAGTTTCATCAATCATATTTTTATAAAAATCAGGTTGGATAATATTTAGAATCATTTCATTTGAATCATATATATTGCAAGAAATATTTAATATTTTATTATTAATCTGACCGATATAATATATTTGATTATTATAATTAAATAATTTTATATTATATATATTATTATTTTTAATAGAAATTTCATCTGATACTTTATTTAATTCTCTATCTAATTCAAATTTAGTAAATTCTTTATTATTTTCAGCTATAATAATAATATTATTATTTAAATTTACTATATAACATGAATTATAATCAAATTTATTTGTATTAATATTTGTTAATTTATAATAATTATATATATCTATTAATTTGTATAATTTATTATAATGTAATGTTCCATCTTGCTTTTGTTCTAGTCTATATTCTTTATAAGATTCTAATATAGAAACATTATTATAGTAAATGTTATTATTATTGAAACCTATATTTAATTCTAAATTATCTATTTCTTTTTTGGTTAAAAATGTATTCATTAAAAATGGCCCCGTAATTCTTAAATCACCTGAATCATCTAAAATATAATAATTATTTTTAACATTATTTACTATACTATGAATACATTTTAATAATATATTATTATATGGATAACAACTTAATAAAGCTTGATATATACCATGTTCATCATTCCTAAGTCTATCTTTAACAAAATATTCTTTATTAGTCAAATAAAGTAATTTGAAACCATTGACGCATTTATATTTAATATCTAGATAAATACCACCATTTATATACAACATACAATATCTAAATAAATCAGCTTTATATGCCCCTGGTTTTAATTTATCAAATGCATATAATACATCTTTATTAAAATGTTCTTTAATAAAATCACGACACATATTATCATCATATAAATAATGTTTAAATTCAGGATTAGTTGCTTTTAATTCTTCAACAGTTTCTCTCATTTTTGGCGGTAAATCTAATGTTGCCCATGTTTGATATATATTAAGTGGAATATTATTTACTTGATTTTCAGCTTTAATTTTATTAATAAATAAATTATTCATATTATTCTGTTCATCATTGTTTTTATACGATTTTTTATATAAATAAATTAATAATATTATTACAAATAATATAATACCTATAATAATTCTTTCCATTATAAATATTGATAAAATATATTGTTAAACACATATTTATATTATTAATACAATGAATAACTATATCACAAAGGAAGGTTATATTATAAAAAAAACTATTCACAATAGAGATTTGATTACTGAAGTAAAAAACGAGCTTACAGTTACTCCTTATCTGGCATTTAAGCATAAGAATCTTAAGCCAAAACCATTTATGGTATTTAGAGATGGTGAAAATCATATATCTGTTCCAAAATTTTATGGAATAAACAAATTTGGTATGCCTAAAGATGATAAAATGGAAAAAGGATTAGATGTTAATATTAATATTTTAGGTGAATTACGTGAAGTTCAAAAAGTAATTGTTAAAGCAACAACTGAACAAATGGATAAAAAAGGTGGTGCATTAATTGTTGCTGGATGTGGTCAAGGTAAAACTCGTATGGGTTTAGAAATTGCATGTCATTACAAGAAAAAGACTTTAATTATAGTTCATAAAACATTTTTATTAAATCAATGGGTGGAAAGAATTAATCAATTTACTAATGCACGTGTTGGTATTATTCAACAGAATAAAGTTGAGGTTGAGGATAAAGATATTGTTGTTGGAATGTTACAGAGTATTGCTAAAGATAAATATGATGCAGATGTTTTTATGGATTTTGGATTGGTTATTTTTGATGAAGCTCATCATGCACCATCTGAATATTTCTCACGAGCTCTACCTATTATTAATTGTAATTATACATTAGGTTTATCCGCTACTCCTAAAAGAGCTGATAAAATGGAAAAAGTTTTATATTGGTTCTTTGGTGATATTGCTTATCAAGCACCACCTAATGTTAATAATAAAGTAAATGTTAAAGCATATAATTATGATGTTAAAGACAAAGAGTTTAAAGAAGCACGTTCTAAATTTGGAGGAGAGGTTAACAGACCCAAAACATTAAATAGACTTGTTGGAATTGAAAAAAGAAATAAATTTATTGTTGATATTATTAAAGAAATTATGGATGAACCTGATAGAAAGATTTTAATATTAAGTGATCGTATTGAACATTTAGAAGTTCTTAAACAAATGATTGATGAGATTGATAGATGGAGTTGTAATTTTTATGTAGGTGGAATGAAACAATCTAAATTAGATGAATCTGCTGAATCAGATATTATTCTAGGAAGTTATGGTATGGCATCAGAAGGTTTAGATATTCCAACATTAAATACATTAATTTTAGCAACTCCTCGTAGAGAAGTCGAACAAGCAGTTGGGAGAATTACTCGTAGAATGGATCATCCAGTTCAACCGTTAATTATTGATATTGTTGATATGCTACCATGTTTTGTTAATCAAGGAATATATAGAAGAAAATTCTATAAAAAAATGGAATTTAATATTGAAGTATATGAGGTTGAAAATAGTAAAATTATTGCAAAGATAGATTTAAATAATACAATTGATATAGAAGAAGTTAAAAAATGTATGAAAATTAATAATAATGATATTGATTTTATTGATGATTAAAATTAATTTATAATATATATTATATGAAAGAACTTGTTAAAATTAATTTATATAGAGCTTTACTTTATATAATTGTCATCGGTGCTCTTAACTGGGGTTTAGTTGGAATCTTTGATTTTGATTTAGTTAAAAGCTTTGGAAATTTATTTGGTTATAAGGCAGGAGACATGATTAGTAGATTTATTTATATTACAGTTGCAATGTCCGCATTAGTATTAATTGTTCAAAGAGATATACGCTTACCATTTTTAGGAATGACTGTTGTTCCACAACCTATGACTAATTACAAACCAACAGGAGAATTAGTATCAACAGTTGTTAAAGATTTACCACCAAATGTTAAAGTTGTTTATTGGGCAGCACAAACATCAGATAAAGTAGTTGATAATCCAACTGATGCATATGGTGATTATAGTAATCAAGGTGTAACAACAACTGATTTAAATGGTGTTGCTACATTTGAAGTTAGAAAACCAACATCATACAAAATTCCATATTATTATAATCCATTTATTGGAACTCTTGAATCACATATTCATTATAGATATTGGACATCAGCTGGTATGGCAAGCCGTATATTTACTATAAATATATAAAATAATATTAATATTAATAATAATGATAATTGGAGTTAGTGGAAAGATGGGAACAGGAAAAGATTATTTTGTTGAAAATTATGTAATAAAATATATAGAAAATACATTAAAAGAGAAATGCTTAATTTTAAGTTTTGCAGATATGCTAAAAATTAATTTAATGGTTCATCATAATGTTCAATTAAATGAATTATATGGAGATAAAACACCTAAAATTAGAGAATTATTACAACAAGAAGGAACTGAAAAAGGTAGAAATATTCATGGAGAAGATATATGGATTCGTTATGTTAAAGCATGGAGTGAATTATATAATAGTAGAGGTATCAAATATATAATTATTCCTGATGTTAGATTTAAAAATGAATATCAATTTATAAAAGAAAATAATGGTATAGTATTTAGAATGCATGCGCCAAATAGAAATAATAAAAGATTATTAGAAGAAAATAATAATAATTATGATATTAAAAATCATCAATCAGAAATAGATTTGGATGATGTTGAATTTGATATAATTATAGAGAATGATAATAATAATCATAATAATTATTATAATAATATATTATGTAAATATATTAAGTAGGTATTTGATTAAAAGCGAATAATGCATCATTATAATTATTATTATTATTATCATATAAATCAATCATTGATAGTTTTTTATATAATGTATAACAAACATAAACACATATGGGTAGTGTGCAATTCAAAATTTATAAATTTTGAATTGCTCACCCAAAGATGTTAGCGAAGTTTCAAAATCAACTTTGTTGATTTTGAACCTCACATAACACAGATTGAATAAAATATTAACATTATATATATTTTTATATAATATATATATAATGGACGAAATGAAAAAAAATGATTATATGAATGGTGGTGGATGGCGTGATTTATTTAGTAGAAATAAAAAAACTACTGCAGATATGGTATCAAATGAAATGGAAGAATTATTATCAAATGAAATAGAACAATTAAAAAAATATATAGTAGCTCCTAGTGAATTAAATAAGTTTTTTAAAAAAATATATATAAAAGACACAACTGGACTAGTTACAACTGGACTAGTTACAACTGGACTAGTTACAACTGGACTAGTTACAACTGGACTAGTTACAACTGGACTAGTTACAACTGGACTAGTTATACCTAGAGATAAAGTAAAGCCTAAAGAACTACCACTTGTAGGTTTTACAGTTGATCCAATTAAATCTGAAAAAGAAATAGATGATATGGTAAGAACATCTATTTTTAATAATATTAATACTACTATTAATTATGATTCACATGAATTACCTGATGAAATTGAAATACCTATAAAAAAATATAAAAAAAGTGATTCATATAAAGTAAAAGTAGAAATAGAAAGTGTTAAAATAAGTAAAAAGGACTTATTAATACATCTAGCTAATTTCAAAATTGATTTGGATGAATCTCTTGAAAAAGTCATTAAAAATTTAGATAGATTAAAACAAAATATGTTAGGGGATAGATTAATTAATTTAGGTAATTTTAAGTTCTTTTTGTAAGAATTATATGATACTATGGATTGTAAAACTATTAATGAAAAGATTATTTATATTAGAACATATGGTTTAGATAAATTTATAAAAAAAAAAGAAACTGTATCACAAAAATCACAAGAAACTTTTAAGACATTAAATGCAAATACAGAAAAAAAATCACTAGACACATGTATACCTTGTAATATAGTAATTAAGAATATTAATAATATTAATGATTTTATTAATAATATAATAAATGAAGTTAAAAATCAATTATTAGATAATAATAAAATAGTAAAACATTTCTTTTATGATTATTTAATAGACAAATTATATAATAAATCATCTTTATCATTAATATCTTTTGTAAAATCAAGTAATAAAGTATTATTAATACATTTTATCTATAATATATATAGTATTTATTATTATTATAAATTAAATATATCAAAATATTCATATAAAACAGAAACTACTCATATATTAAGTGGATGTACCATTTTTGTTAATAGTATATATGATTATTTAAATCAACAAGAATATTTAAAAAAAGTCTATTCATTAATGAATCCTAATAATTATCAAACATTTTGTTTTAAAACTATTTTTAATATAGTTTTTAATATTGAAACAACAGCTGAAAATTCAATAAGTAGATTATTTGGACACAATTATTTATTACAATTATTTGCAGATTTGGTTAATTCACCTATTAAAAATTATGATTATGTTAATACTATATATATAAATGGTTCTACTAATTATATTGATAGAATAAATAAAAGTTTAGGAAAATATACAAATTCATCTAGATATGAATTGTGTAAAATAAATGATATGTATAATTATAGTATATTAGCATTATATTCAAAATTACCATATTATAATGCTAAAAAAAACATTAATCCACCTATTCATTTAACTGAAAATTTATTTTTATTAGTAGATATTGTATTAACTTTATATAATATTAAAACAAGACCAATTATAAAAGATCTAGTAGATGGTTCACAATATATAGCACCTTTAGAATGTGAACTATTTAAAGAACAACAATTACCGCCATCATATGAATCAGTTGCATAAAACAAATTTAAATAGAAACCATCATTATTAATAATGGATTATGAAATTACTTTAGATAAGAATACATTTATGGCATTTCGAGAAGATGTATTGGATTGTTTTCATAGTATTATTAAATCAATTGAAGATGATAAAATCCAAACAAATGTTAAATATAATAATATAATGAATTCATTAATAAATGATTTTAAATTATATAAAATAATGATATTTATTAATGAATTAACAAATGATAAAGAATTTAAAAAACATTATAATTCTTATAAAGTAGCATTAGATTTTTGTGATGAAATAATGGAAAAAAATATTATTAAAAACAAATTAAATTATTATAAGAAAAAAAATGACTAATATTATAATATAAATGAACAATTTTTCTCCAATTAGTGAAAGAATTATCAAATATAAAGTTTTAGAAGATAAAAAAGAAATAAAACTATCAAATAGTTCAATATCATCTGTATCTGGTAAGAAAATAAAAGATACTGATGAAATACCTCAAGTTGAAAAAGTAGGATTAGAGATAGGTAAACAAATAATGCAAGCTCGTTTAGATAAAAAAATAAAACAATCTGATTTAGCTAAACAATTAAATGTAACATCAGATTTTATTCGTGATTATGAAAATGGATTAGCACCTCTAAATAAAATTATATTAAATAATATAGCCAAAAAATTAGGTATTAAGATATTATATTAATAATGTGATTATCAAAGGAGTTCTTTGAATATCAAAGAACTCCTTTGAATGATTTTCTATGATATTCAGAACAACCATGTTTTTTTATCCCATCAAAATGTTTAGCAGTCGGATAACCCATATTAGATGATAGAGAATATTTCTCATCTAATGTTGGATCAATTGATATTAATTCTCTTATATACATATCATGATGTTCTTTAGCAATTATACTAGCAGCAGCAATTGAATAATATAATGAATCGCCTTTAATAATACTTTCTACATTATAATTTTTAAATTTCTTTTCCCATCCTGTTCCATCAATTAATAAATAAGAAACATTTTCAGTATATTTATAACCTTTTGTTGTTTTTAAATTATCAATTGCTCTATCCATTGCTAATTTAGTAGCATTTAATATATTAATTTTATCAATCTCTTTTTCATCAGCATACCCAACACCCCAATATTTAATATTATTTTTAATCCAATCTAAAGCAATTGCTCTTTTTTTAGGAGTTAATTTTTTACTATCCTTAATAATATCACATTCTTTTTCTTGTTCCCAAATAACAGCACCAGCATAAACACGGCCAATTAAAGGTCCACGACCAGCTTCATCTAATCCAATCTCATTAATATTATTTTTATATTTTAGCATGTATTAAATATTTATATTAAATAACGCTTATATCACTTACATCATCAACAATTGATTTAACACTAATAGATGCTTTTGATATAGTATCAGATGGTATTTTATCAAATAGTATTATAAAACATAAACCTATTACTACACCTATTATAAATATCATTGTTTTTTGTTTTTTAATTTTATTATATTCATCTAGTTGTTCTTCTGTTAAAATATCTTTTAATTTATTAGATTTATAAAAAAATATAGATAATAAATAAATAATAGAAGCAATACTATAAACTATCATAACATTTAAAATAAATTGATTCATTATTATTATTTTATAAAATTAAAATAATAATTTTAAACTTATAAGTTTAAAACTAATATGGTTGAGAACTCAAATTAATATGGTTGAGAACAGATTGGACATCGTTTATTTGTTTTTAACCATGGAGTAATACATTCTTCATGAAATAAATGCCCACATTTACCTTTTGATAATGTAGATTTATGTCCTTTTTCAATTGCATAAATACTATCATTATTAATTGATTGTCGACAAATAGTACAATCCATATTTTTATCAGATACATATGACCATGATGAAATAATATTCATATTGTTGATTTTAATGAAAGGTTCCATTAATATTATTTATTATTATTAATAAATAATGTTAATATCAATTTTTATTAAATATATAGCTTTGCTATATATTTAATAAAGTTAATTTGGAGAGTCAGAATTTTACAAAGTAAAATTCTTACGCCAAATCAATTTTTATGGGGATAGAAAAGTAAAACTTTTCTATCCTATCCATAAACACGATTGAAAAGAATTGAAAAATCATAGATTTTTCAATACTTCAATCAATTTTTATTATATCTTAGACTAAGTCTAAGATATAATAACTTTTAATTTGGAGAGTCAGAATTTTACAAAGTAAAATTCTTACGCCAAATCAATTTTTCTAATAATTTATTTATTTAAAATGAATCACTTGTGCTTATATCACTATCTGTTGATGTTGTAGTAGATGATGATCTTGATGAGTGAGAAGAAGATGATGAATCTTTATGCTTACCACCATATTGGCTAAATAATTTAACAATATCTTCTGTATTTTGAATTTCAGATATTTCAGTAGCATTGTCATCATGATTAATTACATTTTTATTTTGCATAGCCATAGGAACATTAATATTTGGCATTGGGTTAACTTGACCAGCACATGATGCTAATGGTGCAGTTGGAACATATGGAGCAGGAACTAATACTGTTCCACCAACAAGAGTTCCTGTTGGTGTATCAGATAAATCAAAATCCATGGCTTCAGTTTCTGGCATATCAGCTCCTCCCATCATCTTTGGTTCGGCCACTGTTCCTGTTGGTGTATCAGATAAATTAAAATCAGGCATTTCTGTATATTTTTCTGTTTCTAATTCAGAAACATTTTTGCCTAAATGCTTTTTTAATTCTTGATATTTTTGTTTATATTTTAAATATTTTTGTTCGTAAGACATATATAAAATATTAGATAATTTTTTTACGTAATTAAAATTTTAATTAAAATATAAATTTCTAATTTTATATTAATTTATGAAATATTTTGTAGTCCCCATATTATTTGGTAATAATATGGATACATTGTTTGGAATTGAAAATGATATTTATATTATTTATAATTTATTTTACAAGTTTCATTCTAAATATCCTGATGATTGGCATAAACCTATTTTTTTTTTAAATGAAAATTGTTTAATTGATAATATTAAACAAAATTTAAATATTAATAATAGTAAAAAAAAAATATTTTTAATATATTTTTAAGAAAATTTTAATTCA